CTGACAAGCTGGTTCAATGCCTGCTGGTAGGCTACTAACTTGAGTTTATCGGACTGGAACTGGTCCCCGAAGAGTTCAGCGTTGGCCTGGGCAATGCGCAGCCGGGTACCCAATGCCTCCAGCGCCCGCTCCACCTCCTCGGTGTTGACGGTGATGGGCGGCGGCTTGACGGCCTGCAGTTTGGGCGTGGGAATCTCCGTTACCTTGCGGCTGTAGCTTTGCACGGCATTGGCGGCGCGCAGCATCTCGTCGGTGAAGCGCTCGGCCTGCTGCGTGTCGTCTGCCAAATTCAGACTTGCGCTGTTGGCCCTTCCGATCTGATCTGTGAAGGCGTTGGCCTCTTTAGTAGCGGCGTTCAGGCCTGCCCGCACGGTGTCCAAGGAACCCGCGTCAGTGGTGACCTTTAAATGAATGTCCTCGATACCGTCCGTCTTGGCGGCAAAGGCGGCAATGTCGGCGGATGTTTCCGCTAACGAAGAGTCATCTACCTGCACCTTGATCTTTACGTCGCCCACGATGCCGGACTTGGCCGCGAAATCGGAGACAGCCTGCGCCGCCTCGTTGATCTGTGCCTTTAGCTGGTTCAGGTCGGTGGACACGGACAAGTCAATGTCCGCCGTGGTGTTGGCCTTTGCCGCAAAGTTCCGCACGGCCAGCGCCGCTGCGTCCAGTTTATGCTGTATGCTGTCTAACCCCGACCCGCTGACGTTGATGCTCAGGTCTACGTTGCCCGCTGCCTGCGCCTTTGCCTGGAACGACTGGAACGCCGCCTCGGATTGCTTGAGCTGCGCCTGCAACTGCGCCAGCTCGCTCGTATCAGTGTTTACCTTGATGCCCGCCGTACCGGAGGCAAGGGCGGAAAAGGCTTTGATGGCGGAAGCAGCTTCTTTCAGGTCAACTTTGAGCCCGTCTAAAGAAGCTGTATCGGCGGCTAATTTTAAATCTACCGAAGCTACCCCGGTAGCATCCGCGGTGAAGTCCTTCAGGGCGGCAGAGGCACTGCCCAGCACATCCTTTAGCTGTGCCACGTCTGCCGTGTCGGCCTCTACTTTTAAATCTACTTTTGCACCGGCGTTGGCTTTGTCGGCAAAGTCCTGCACCGCCTGGGACGCCTGCTGCAGCTGCGCCTGCACTTTCGGCAACCCCGTTACCTGGGCATCCAGCGTGATGTCCACGCTGTTGGCCTGTGCCCCCGACAGCTTGTTGATGTAGCCGATGGCCTCGTCTATCTTCCCCTTCAGGGAGGATATGTCAATGGAGGCGGCGTTGACCTTTAAATCCACTTCGGCCGTGGTCGTGGCTTTCTCGGCAAAGGTCTTGATCTGTTCGGAGGCGGCGTTGAGCTTGGTGCGCAGCCCATCCAGGTCGCTGGTGTCGGCCTGCACCCGCACTTCCACTTCTCCGGTGCTGTCGGCTTTCGCGGCGAAACCTGCAATGGCGTTGGCAGCCTCGGTGAGGGAGGTCTGCAGCGCGTTCAGCGAGGAGGTGTCGGTGTTCACCTTCACCCCGGCCACGTTGGAGGCGTCTATGGAGAAGGATTTCACGGCAGCCAGGGACGTGTTGAGTTCTGCCTGCAGCTGAGGCAGGATGTTGGAGTCGGCATTGACCGTCACATCAATACCGATGTTATTGGCCGATTGGGCCGCAAAACGCTGTACAGAGGTCAGCGCTTCGTCCAGCGTGGTCTTGAGGTGGTTGATGCTGGATTCGTCTGCCTCCACTTTCAGATGCACGGACGTATCCTGCTGCGCCTTCTGCGCAAAGGCATCCATTGCCCGCGTGGCTTCCGTCAGTTGGGCGCGCAGCGTGTCGATCCCGCTGGTGTCGGTCTTCACCTCCAGGGAGGCGGCCTTGACGCGCTCTGCCTGCCGGGCAAATGCCTGCACGGAGGCGGTGGCCTGTGTAAGGTTTGCTTCTAACCTGGTGAAGTCGGTGCCGGTGACGATAAGGTTCACCTGCGTGCCGTCGGTCTGCTGGGCCTGCTGCCGGAAGGCCTGCAGCGTGGCAGCCGCCTGCTTCAGCGTCGCCTGCAATCCGGAAAGGGTGGAGGTGTCGGCCGTTACGTCAAAGGACACGTCCTGTATGCCCTTCGCAGAGGCGGCGAAGCCGGAGATGGCCCGCTCTGCCTCTGCCAACACGGCCAGCGCCTTACTCAGCGCGGCCGTGTCCGTGGACAGCTTTATTTTGGTGTCCCCTACCCTGGAGGTCTTGGCGCTGAAGTCCTGCACCGCTTTGGCGGCGGTGGCAAGGTTGCTCTGGAACTGGTTTATCTGCGCTTCAAGTGCGACACTGAGGTTTTCCATCAGGCTTCTTTTTTCTTTGCAAAGTAGGGAAGCAGACGTTCTGCAATCTGCCGGGCGTGCTCCAGGTCTCTTGGTGCGTTGGGCTTCGGCTTGAGGCGGTCAGATGGCAGTGATATGATCTGCTCCGGCTTGGTGCCCTTCTTCCAGTTGCCCGCCGCCCACATGATGAGGCGCGTGTGCTCCAACTCCCGGAAATGTTCGTGCGAAGCGCGGGCCGCAATCAGGCCCAACTCGTAAAACGACTTATATTCCATCTCCGCGAAGGGCACGCCGCACTCCACGCAGTAGAAATAATAAAGGTCGTCCCAGGTTACGCGCTTGCTGTCATCGGCTGCTCCGCCTTCTCCGGAGCCGAACCGTTTGGGTTTACGTTCGCCCCCGCGATGGCTTTACCTGCCTCTTTCCACGAGTCGGCCGGCATCTCCTGAATCCAGAAGTTAACCTGCTCCTCGGTGTAGTCGATCTCCTCCTCCTCTTTCAGGACGGCTTTGGCGTACTTGCTGCCCGCCACCAGACAGGCGTAGATCACGTCCGTGGCGTGGAAAGGGCTGAAGGTGTCTGTGGAGAATGCCTTGCGCATCACGTCCGCGAACTCTTGGTATTCGATCCCCTTCCATTCGCAGTAGATGCGGGCGGCCATCACCCCATAATAGAAAGGGCGGTCCTTGCCGCCGATGTTGATCCTGGTGTAGCCGGTGTAGTTCTGCATGTGCTTTTGCTGGTGTGTAGTGAAAATAAGTTGCTCGTTCAATAAAAGGAAAGGCTAAGGGCAGACAGTTCACTACACGAGCAAGCTGCCTGCCCCGCCAAATTCCGTTAGGCTACCGCCGCGTGCGTCGGGCGCGTGTCGAAGGTGAGGGTGCCGGAGTAGGTGGCGTTCTCGCCCTGCCCGCCTGTCTGCGAGAAAGAGGAGAGAATGGCCGTGCCGGTCAGCACTTTCGAACCTGCGATATCGCCGGGGGTTCCCATCGTGCCGTCCACGTCACCGCCGTTGTTAGTACCGGGACCGTACACGTAGTTCACCACGCTGGCCTGGTCATCGTCCAGCATCATGTCGATGAGGTCCTGCGCCCGCACGTTTGTCGCCACAGCGGGGTTATCGATGATCACCAGCCCGTCGAAGTCGATAGAGCCCGAGAGCGCGCCTTTCTTGCCGCCGGTGAAGTTGCCCATCTCGCGGCACGAGGCATCGATGATGGCCCGCTCCATGTTCAGGGTGATGTTGGTGAGACATCCGAGTTTGCCACCCTCCAGTTCAATCAGGAGTTCGTGGCCTTGCACATATTTTGTTGCCATTTCTGTAATTAGTTAGTTTCTCTTGTCAATTAATAGGCATCACCACCCGGCGGCCCTGTCTTGTTACTTGGTTTCCTCTTTCAGTTTGCGCTCCTTGGTCTCGCTGTCTTTGGCGCCCTGCTTCTGGGTGGGCTTCTCGTCCTCGATAGCTTCCAGGTAGGTTACCGTTTCGTTGATCTCAGCATAGCGCTCTTTGGTGCCGGACCAGGTGCCGTCCTTGCGCTGCAGTTCCTTTTTCTCTTTGTCTTGGAAGGTTTTGAGTATTTTCGCTTTCATTATATTGAATTTTAAGTGGTTGTTAATGTCGTTTCCTCCAGTATGTGCCGGTAGCGCAGGATGCGGCGGTAGACGCTCTGCGAATCCGTGTCAAAAGAGGCGGGAAAACTATCAGCACGATTGGTGCTTACCACCTGAAAGTGCTCTATAGGGAGTGGCTGCGTTAAGATCGCATTCGTGATAGCTTCTTCTATGTCGTTCAGGATTACAGTAGAGCCGAAGCCTAATGCCTGTACACTGATGATATCAAGGGTAATGGTACAATCTTCCACCACACAGCCCCGCCCGGAATGGTCGCGGTTTTTGGTCTGCGACGTGATCAGCACATAGGTTGCCGGGGCCGGTATGGTCGACTTGGGTATCTTTTCATCGTATACCGGCACTCCGATGCCTGCCAATGCTCCCAGGTAAGCGAAACGTATGTATTTATCCGGGTTCTTCATCTGTCAGCAGTTCGCCCTCGCTTACATTGACTATCAGCTTGAGCAGCACACTTGGGTGCTTGTCATTCTGATCAACCGTGGCACGCGTCATCTGTATGCCGGGAATCACTGTTCCGTCTGGCAAGCATACTATCTGTGTGCCGTTGATATTCACCACGTGGCACCAGCGGGGGTCTTGATACCGCTGCCCTCCTACATGCTCAATGTAATTATCCCCTTCAGCAGGAAGCTTAATCTTCAGCTTTGTCGGTTTGTACTCCGGTTTGTATTTAGTCATGCTCGTTTTATTTGCTCGCGTTCATTTCTCTAACCAGCCTGTCCAGTGCCTTTGCCAGCCGGGGCTTCAGCTGCGCCCTGCCCTTCACAAAAGCCGGGTACAGATAGGGCTGCGGCTTGATGCCATTTTGGCGGATACTCATAGCTATCGGATACCACGCCTCCTTCGGGATGCCTTTTCTTCGGCACCAATCGGATATAGCTTCCAGGAAATCATCAAAGCTGCCGGACTTGTAGCCCTTAAACTTCATTGCCTCCTGCTGCAGCTCTGCCGGTACTCTCACGTAAGTGCCTGTCCCGAACTCTACAAAGGCCCCGTAGGCTACCCCAACTTCTATATCTACCCGTAGCCCACCGTTGGACACATTGTTGATAATGGACTGCGCCAGCTTGCCGTAATTCTTGGGCGCGTTTACTTTCGCCTCCCGGTTCACGTCCATGGCCGTGGCCTGCACCACTGCGCCCACCAAGGCCTCCCCTTTCTGCCCGAAGGTGGCCAGCGCCTTTAGGATAGCGTTCGTGCCCGTTACCTTTGCCATCAGCTCAGGCGCTTGCAGCTTATCCTCCAATAGGCGACCGGCTCCCCAACAGGCTCGTAGGCCTTGATGACGTACTGCCGTGCCCCCTCTTTCACCTGCATATCCTTTGCAGGCTGGAATTCGGCCCGGTGCCGGATGGTAATCACCGCATCCTCGTTCATGGCAGACAAACCGGCGTTGATGGCCAGCTGGCTTGCGTCCTTCACCTGATCCTTTGCCGCCCAGGTCTGCAGCAGTTTCGTCACCTGCATGGTGTGCCCGCCGTACCCGTCCGGCATGGCCAGCTCCCGCACAAAGGTCACCTTGTGGCGCAGCCGGGCCGGGTCCAGAGGCTTAAATGCTGGCATAGCGTCGGTAGGGCTGTAGCATCAGCTGCACATCGCTCGGCATCTCAGCTTTCTGGATGTCGCGGTGCATGTATAAATAGGTCATCAAGCGCTCTACTGCCGTCAGCAGGGGCGCGGGTATATCCGCTTTCTCGGCATAGCCCACGTTCAGTCGCAGCAGGTAGTGCCCGTAATAGCCAGACAAGCAAATGCGTGTCATCAGGCTGTAAGGGTGCGCGGTGTAGGTGAGCGCGGTCAGGTCTTTGTCTGTAACAGACACGATCTCGAACGGGTAGGCATACACCTCGTGACTGTGCCGCGCATCCACAGTGATGGCCCGCTGGTACAGGTAATGGTTCGTACGCTGCTCCACTAATGCAACAGCCGTGTGAATCAGGCTGGTGATAAAGGCGTCATCATCCGCAAAGTCCACTTTCAAGAGGTCTTTGGCTTCCTGTAGGGAAATCACGTTTAATGCTGTCGCCATTATCCTTCCATGTGTTTAGATGATCTGTCAGCAGGGAAAGCAGGCTTTTTAGGCTTGTCTTTCACCTTCATATGCGCCAGGAACTCAGGAGAGAATTGGCTTAAATCAGCCTCTCTACATTGTTTCCCTCTGCCTTCTTCGCCCCATATTTTAGTATAGCCGCCTGACCTGCTTTCAATTGCTACCCTTAACTCATCACTGTTGATGGTGTGGGTTTTCGGCCTCTTCCTGTTCATGTATTCTTTGTAAGAGGCATACCTTTGCCATGTCACCATAGCAAGAATAGAAAGGCAGATTATAGTTAATAAGGTCATTTTGCTTGCTGTCTCGTGTGGTGAAAGAAAAACGGCCCTGCCTTATGGGCAAGGCCGTTCAATGGTAAGCTATCGCGGCGTTATACTACCGGGGCACCTTCAATGGCACCTTTCACGAACGCCTCCTGACGGTAGATCGGCAATGCTACGCGGCCCTCTACCCTGACAGTGATTTGGTTCGTCTGCACGTTGTTCTCATCCTCAGCGAAGAACTCCACTACAGGGTCTTCACGAAGCAATAGCTGCGCCCCCATCAGGAAGTCACCGGCCAGGAACTGACGTGTGGCGGATGGCATTGCGTTTACTTTGTAGATTGGAACGCCTGCGAGGTACATTACCCCGTTTTGCATCGACACAGCACCCAAACCTGGCAGCGTGTATTCGTCGGTGTTGCCTTTGTTCAGCAGGATGCGCGCATAGTCGCGAGGCTTCACAATCACGCCAGTGGCATAATACAAGGCCTCCTCTAACTGACCCTGTGCGTCTATTATCCTGTCTGTAGCGTTGGTATACTCGCCATCATAAGGTGTAGCAACAGGCATTAAGCCCTGTAACTGGTTCCCAGCACCCGTACCGTTTAGGATTTGGTTATCCTCCGCAACCAAGTACATCTCCAGTAGGCGGTTAGCCAGTGAGGAACGCAACGCTGGCATATCGTCCAGAGACTTGCGGGAAATCTTTAGGATACCCGCGATAAACTGTGACGGTGCGATCTTTTCGATGTAGTCCAGGTCCAGGCGCGGCTTTGGTCCAGAGTTTTCGCCCCACACGTCCGGTGCGCCCTCTCCGCCTGTCTCCTGCAAGTAGGTGAAAGAGGAAGTTGTCATCCGTCCGGTATTCAGGATGTTACGCATGTGTATGCGCTGGTTCGGCAGGTTCTGGATGCCGGAGGCTACCTGTGTGTTTGCGGCAGTCAGGCCGGAGATATTGGATAAACCCATATCACCAACGGCTTTCAGTTGCATTCTCACTTTCTTACTTTCACCGTTGGCAAATCCTTTGATTTGCTCCATATTGGCATCAATCGCCTCGTCTAATGCAACGTCGAACTTGCGGCCTTTCGACTCCTGCTCTTTGGCAAAAGTGCGGAAGCGGTTCACTTCTGTCTGCCAGTCTTCGCGCTCTTTGCGCTCCTTCTCCAGCTCGTCGCGCACCACTTGGATGTCGCTTTTCAGATCATTGTTAGCCGTTTTGAGTTCGGCATTTATTTTCTTGGCCTCCTCAGCCACTAGGTCAGCCACTGCTTTCTTAGCCTCTTCTGCATTTTTGGACATGCCTTTCTGCAGCAAGCCGTCTATTTTTTCCTGC